AAATTCAGAACCAATTGGTTCTGAATTAAATATCAAGAATAGCAGCAGCTGCTTTCTTAGTCTCTTCCGAAGTTTCTTTCACGCCTGAAGATTTTTTAGCTTTTTTGACAAGTATTGGTGCTTTCTCAATTTTAGCTAACCATTTTTTTAGAGGCTCCTGAGAGTCATCAATATTTCCTTCGATGTCTGCGAAACCTTCAATGACATTTGATTCACCGTATTTTTCATTATTTGCAGAGTCATCTACTTGGCGAACCAGTGCAATTACTCCACGTCCAGCTAAGTCGATAATCTTTGCATCAACTTCTTTTCCATATGCTTCAGTTTTTTCATCAGAAATGCTTAAAGCTGTTGGCTCAAGGTGTAATGCTGAAAGTAAAGATTTGAAAAGTTTTGCTCCAGATTTGTTCTCTACTTTATCTCCTTTCTTGTATTTACCATCTTTATCATCAGATTTTGCAGTGTATGAAGTATTTGCATACTCAGTCAAAGTCTTATCTGCTTCAGGGTCTTTAAGTGTTAATTTAAACATTGTTGCTGCAGAATCTGTCTGAAAGATTGCTGCTTCTACGATATCTACCTTATATGCTCCAGAGTCCCATAAAAATGAACCTGTACTTGGTGCTGCCTTTGCTTCTTTGAAAGCTTCTTGTGATACGCCTAATGCGTCTAATACTGTATTACTCATGTGTAATTTCCTTTAATATATTTGTTTATAACCTTATTGGTTCTATTAGATATTTCTATCAACTATTTGTACAAAGAGTCTCATGGGCTTACATTGGAAAATTTGCATAAAACCAAATGCCATAAACTATTCTTGTGTTTCATACATTTTTTCGTATGCTCCAATTAAAATACTTACTATTTCTCGTGCGTTTGAGTGATCGAATTTTTTAATTGAAACTTTAATTGCTTTATTGTTAAAATCATTTTTTGTTATTGCAACCTTATATCCATCTCCAAATATATTTATATACTTTTGAACTTGTATTTTATAATCAGAAGGTACTAATTGTTTTAGTATATTATCTATATATTTATTCTGTCCAGAATACAAATCAATAGATTGGTTCATGCTAGATACCTAATTTTTTCGCAAGCTTTTTATCTTTTTCAAATATTACATCATCGTTTTCCCAGTCTATCTTTTCTCCATCAAGAGCTCTAAATACTAAATCTATATCATTATTCTTAATATACTCAGGAAATACTCCGATTGGAGAACGAGCTGATACTTTGCGATTCTGTGTAGTAGGCTTAGTTTGAAATCTATATCCAACAACTGAACCAAATGGATTGGGCTTTGCAAGGTCATATGTATCTGTAAGTAATACTGTGCTAAAGAATGATTCAAGAGATTTCTTTGCTAGAGATCCTTTGACATATGCAGCTGTACCTGTACTACTTGTATTCAGTTGTAGATGATTGAAAAAGATCCAAGTTTTTTTTGATTTGAGTCTTGCGAAATTCAATAGCGTTGTGATTTCATGTGCATAATTTCCCCATTCACTTCTTGAATCTTCTGAATCATGAATATACATAGCTTCATACTGATCGGCCATAAATGATAAAGTATCAATTACAATGTAGTCATATTTTTCACTAGCTTCAAAAGCCTCTAATGAATTGATTACATCCATTGGTGATTCCGGTGTTACAACCTTCATCTTTTCTTCCATGCCTAAACCCATTTCTGACTTGCCATCGAAATTAATATAAAGAATCTTCTCTAATGGAAGATTTCTTAAACTAAGTGTTTTTCCTGTTCCTGACTCGCCAATAACGAGTATACATCTTTTATTCATGTGATTCCTTTATTTTTAATATTTCTTTTGCTAAATCTGATAGATATATATACCTACGTGAATTTGGATATTTTCCTATAAATACAGATTTTGTTAATTGACTGAATGCTATTTCTGATCTTGATGTTCTTAATACTGCATCATATATTTCTTTTACTAGTTTTAAGTCATCTGTCAATCCTTCTTGTTGTTCTTGATATTTTAATGCTCTTTCTATTTTACTCATTTTTCTCCTTATACTCTGAATTTGAAAATCCTGTAACAATTAATAAAGAAAATAATACGTATGGTGTAACAAAATATGCGGTCAATCCTAAAAAACTATAGTATGCTATATTTGACAATGCTGTTGCTGTTGATTCTTTCACATTATTTCCTTTTTATAATGTTATTTAATTCTCTTTCTGAGAGTGGTTCCATTAGCATTGAATTTAATTTAACGACTTCATGTTCATAATTCATTCCTAGATCTTGGAAGAATTTTTTCGCTCTAAATAATTGATCATTTCTGTTTCCTTTGCTTGTGTTAAGAAGAATATGTTTAATGAATCCTGCAACTCTATTGTCAATACGTCCTGCTTCATAATCATCATCAATGCTGTTTATGTTTGGAAGCATTATCTCTGCTTTTGCAGTGTCTGGAACCAATGCTGAAACATCTAATAACTCTGCTTCATTTTTATAAATTTCTGCATCTGGATTAGTGAACCATAATCTTGATACATTTCTTGTAGCTTTGTCATAGTTTCTTATTTGCAGGAAGTCCATTATGTTCTCATACATTTTTTTATATCGTTCTGGATCAACATATATCATTTGCTTGATTGGAATTAGTATTCTGAATCTATCACCTTGGATTTCTCCATTCTTTTCTTTTCTATGAGAACGAGTTGTGTATATAATATATGTATAATTGCTTAGAAGCTCTTGAGCCTCTTCTATTGTCATACCCTCATCAATGTCTATACCAATAATATTAAAGCCTTCTATATAGCTGTCTGCTCTTCTATGGCCTGCAATACCAGTCTTACTTCGTTTGCTAGCTTCATTACTTTCTTCGAATCTAGATAAACAAAACGATTTAACATTTTTGCTTTGAATTACTTTCTCAAGCGAGAAATTATCTTTGCCATTGTCAAAGAATGATAGATCCATTTCCTGGAAGGATATAGCTTGCTTTGGTTCTAATCTTGGATTAGCTTCATAATCAGTAATATCAAGAGACGCTATGACTTTATTAAGAGATGTTTGTTCTGGTTCACGAATATGGAAATACTTTACTTTGTTTCCAGTAATTTCAGGGACGAATCCTTTATAGAATGAATATTCCTCAAAAAGCTCAATTAGTTCGTCACGCTTGCTCTTTGCATCTGGAAGATCTGTAATATATTTAGCAAGATCATGATAAGATAATCGCTCTTCTGAGAGCTTAATAATTTGATACATTTGAATATGTAATTTATTTGGATACAGAAGTTCATCAAGCGTATGACGTGTCTCTTTAAAATATTCATATGCATAATCAATATGTCTAGTATCTACTTCTTTGGTAGAATCTAGAAATGCAATTATATGTGCAAGTGATTCAATTAGATTAATAGCTGAACTATCATATGATTTGAATTTGTCAATTGGATTGTCATTTGCTTCTTTGATTAGTTCAAGATTTATTTCTTCATATCGTCTATTGTATTCTCTAGTAGATGTGAATATATAATCCTCTTGCATATGTTTTGTGTCTTCAATATACTGAGCTTTAATTTGCTTGATATATTCTCTAATTTCTTGAAAGTTATTTGTATTCTGGCGCTGTGGTTCTATCTTGGTTCCAGATTCTATATTTACAATAAAGCTTCGTCTGTAGAATCCTGAATTTAGAATTTTACTTAGAATAGCTTTAGAGTCTTTTGAGAAACCATCATTTGAACCAAATAATAATACATTTGATTGAACATCAGTAATTGATTCAGTATTATTAGAACGAGTTGTCTTTGCTAATACTTTGCCTTCATATATTTCCTTGAGTTTATTAATTAATCCTTCAGAACCAACAACTGCATCTCCAATTTCTGTAGATACCATATTGATTGAACCAAAGCCTGAAATAGACTGAGCTTTAGCTGCGTCAAAGATTCCTTCTGCAGTACCTTCAATTCCAAGAATTTTTCCACGAGGACAAGCTTTCATAATTTTCTCAGATTCTTCTTGATCGTATCCTTGAAATGTAAGATTTAATTCAAGCTGTTGCTTCATTTTATTTGCATAATTCTTTTCATTGATATTGAATAGATTATCAGTAATATTAAATGACCAATCTTTTCCAAGTCCTGATGATGCGATTGATAAACCATAGAACTTAATGTCTTTGCCATTGCATGACTTTACTAGTCCAGAAGTCGAGTTAAGTAGAATCGATGTATGGAAAAACAATGATTGAGCATATAGAAGTCTAGGAGTTTTCTTATTTCCTTGCTTTTCTAATTCATCTAAAATTTTATCTACTATCATTGCTTTTCCTTTAATTCTACTATTTCATAATGTCTTTTAAAATAATTATTTAATTTATTAAAAATTGTTATACATTCAAAATTATTACCTTTAAAAGCATCGTCTATATAAAATGTTGTTGATTTTTTACTTTTTACATATATATTAAATATTTTATTTTTTATAATATATTGCATTTCATATCTTTACTATTTTAAAAATATCTCTATTATATTTTTGCATTCTATTTAATTTTTCTATATATTGAAAATAATTTCCATAAAATGCATCTTCGATTTTTACTGTCGGTTCTATGAAATTATGATTTGATTTTTTTAAAAAAGTATTGTCTGTGTATTTTGATTTTAAATAATATTTTTACATTATTTTTCCTGTATTGAGATATTGGTTCCTTGGAACAATTTAGTTGCTTTACGAATATTATCAATATCGTAGCCTATTAGCTTGTTCATAAGTTTTCCAAGTTCTTCTCTATTTAAATCTTTTGATTGAAGTAGCTCGTTTGAACCAATATCATTTATTTGAGAAACATTAACTTCATGTCTTTTATCTATGTTATGCTTAAGATTTATATCAATTTGTAATCTTGCCATATGTATTCCTTAAAATGGAATTTCATCATCTGATATATCTATATCATCGTTCGATATAGATGAATAGCTATTTTGCAATTCAAGCTCTCTCTCATAATTTTCAACAAGAAATTCTGGGAAGAAAGCCAATGCAAATATCTTGCTATCTGGTTTCTTTATTAAATTGATTGCTCTTGTTCTAAGTGCCTTTAACCATACATGATGTTTTTCTGGATACTTGTTCATTATTGTCCACTTATCCATAATGAAATCATGTTTTGGAGTATATGTAAAACCTGTCTTTGATACAGGCAAGCCATGAACAAATATATGACAAAATAGATATGCTTTAGCTAGTGTTTTTAAATTGTCTGTAGTCTTAATCACTTGAACCATTCTTCTGAATGGTTCAAGCTCTTTTGCTTGTCTAATCTGTTCTTCATTTAGTTTATCACGCTTAGCTTTTTCTTCAGCTAATTTAGCTAATCGCTGTTGTTCCTTTTCTTCGAAGATTGCCATTTCAATGTCGTGAAGTTCTTGCAGTCTATCTTTGTACCACTTATTTGTAATTTGAAATGGTTCTGTTTGAGATAGATTATCTGGAAGTATTGAGCCAAGTAATGGCTTAGATATTTTGCTTATAGCTTTGTAAATGTTTTCACGATTTGTTTTTGAATCTAATGTATCGTTTACTGGTTCGAATAATGGATCATCATCTAGTCCTCCAAGTCGTGAGAAATTTTGACCTAGATCAAGAACACGCTTGTGTGGAATATCAATATGCTTTCGCTTCATTCGTCCGATCCAAAATTGCTCATGTACGATCATTGAATTTGTCATACGAGTTACAATAGCATTGTCAATATCATCAACAGAGAATCCTACTCCTAATGAACCAACAGATATTAATACTTCGATTAAACGTGGTTCAGGAGGAGTATCAAATAAAGTTTTGTCTAGAGTTGGATCTTCATATGGAATGTGTTTACTAAAGCATTCAATAATTGCTTTAGTCTTTTTCTTATTTATTTTACTATGAACTAATTCGCATGAATATTCTTTAGATAGTTCATTATAGAATTCTTCTGCTTGATTTATATTCTGCGCGAATAAAAGAGTTTTTTGATCTTTAATATTAAATTCTTCTATTGATTGCAAAGCGTTTTCAATGTACTTTCCATGTCCAATAACTTTGTCTAGATCTTCATTGCTAAATTCACCATTTGGATTAACTGATACTGATGAGATGTCAATATTTTCAGACCACTTAGTTGTATATACGTGGAGATGTGATGTGTAACCAAGTTCAAGCATGTCTTTCGAAGTGACCGATTGAATAGTCTTATATGATGGTATCTTAAATCCACGAGCATTATATGGTGTTCCAGTTACTCCAACACGAGCATAGAAACCTAATTTTTCCTCAAGATTTACGACAGTTTGTGTATTTGTGAAAGTCTGAATTTCATCTGATAAAAGGATGTCTGTTTTGGTTCCGAGCTTATCAATACGTGAATTAAGAGTTTGATACATTGCGATTTGAATAGGCTTTGATTCATCATAATATTTATCAAATCCTGCTGCTATTACAGAAAAATCTATGTCTAGCTGCTCAAATAAATTAATGAATTGCTGAACCAATACAGAATAACTAAAAGTAAGCATCACTTTCTTTCCTTGAGATGCCAATGTTCTAGCTAGTTCAGCCAATACAATTGACTTTCCATATGATACTGGTGCCGAGAGTATGATAAGATTATTATCTACTTCTCCGAATGCTAATTCTGATTCGAGATCATCAAGTATAGAGATTATAGACTTAAGGTCTGTCTCTTGATATGGACGTAATGTCATTTGGTTCCTTTAATTAAAATGGGAATTAGGTATAGCAGAAGAAAGCTTTCAATTAGCTTCTTCTACATCCACGTCCATTCCATATTCTCGTACTGCTCGTTCGAGTGCTGTCTGATAATTTGGTGCATAGATTATTCCTAACTTTTCATTATTTCGATATATATAGAATCTCATTAATAATCTTTTCCATTAGGTCTAATAAACATAAGTGGTTCAGATGTATTTAGTATTTTTCTAATGTATTTCGATTTTCTATTATTTATTGATATTGGAAAATTTTTATTTGTCGAGCCAATATAACATCCTGATTTGTCATAATGTGTATATATATATTTACTCATTATTTATATCCTTTATATTTACTATTTTATATTTATATACAGGTACATTATTAAATTTATCATCTTCTATTTCTGTGTTTAATCTGTTTATTATTTCAAAGCTATTGCCTTTAAACGCTTGATTTATATCTAATGTAAATTCTTCACCTATATATTTTGTTAAATAATATTTTTTTACTGAATATCCAAAACTAGATGCTTCTATAACAAATTGTTTCATGATATACTACTTAAAATTTAATGCAAATTCATTTAGTTGTTGATTTAATTTAATTTTTTCATCAATTGAAGTTACTTTATGAGTTTTGCTTACTTTTTTAATATCTCCATGCTCGATAATTCTATTAACTCCGCCATTAAGAAGGCTTGATTGAGCACGTTGATAAGTGTGCCACAAATCTTTCCCTAGATCTTCTTGTCTCTGTGCTACATTAAATTCTAGTGGATCTATAATAATCCCTGAACCAGTATAAATATGTGAAGCTACATACTCTGAAAATCTTCCTTGATCTCCATATGACATATATGTATTCATCATTCTATTAATGTTATTACTTGCTGATTGCTTTGCTGATCTATATCTATTTACAGTAGTGTCAATTGCTTGTCTCCAATCTTTATTCGTATGCTTAATTGAGATTGGTTCCATTATGTCATTTCCCCACACACAATCATTTGAGCATGCATCTCTATAATAGCCTAAGAATATTTTAATTGGAGTAGTCCTGTCGTATGAGTTATATAAAACAATGCGAAGTTTTCCATCAATCATATCAGCATCTGGTTCCTCTAGCATTACCATGTGCTTCTGAAAACCTTGCTTCTCTGGCTTTCGTACATTTACTGCGTCAAATCCTACAGGAGTGAAACCAGCTTGATCTGCTAATATTTTAATTACTTCCTTTGTTTGCACTGGAATGTATCGTTCTGACACGTTGTATCCCACTGATGTTGATATTAGATCTAAATCTAATTGCTTTCCTATTCCGAAACCTTGTTCCATTATGAATCCTTTATTGCTTTATTTATTGCTGTTAATTTATTAATATATGAATCCATATCTATGCTTTCTAATCTATAATCTTTCAAAATATGATTTGATATTTCGCTATTTAATGGTGCTTGAACTAATGCTTTAACTAAATTATTTGTAGATATTTTTGTTGTATCAACTTTTTTAGTAAATACTATTCTTTCTGTCTCATTATATCTATTATAATTATCTACTGGAGTTTCAAATAATTTTTCTCCAACAACAATTATATGATTATAAATTTTAGCAGATTTATCTTTCGTGTTTTTATATAAATATCTATATCCTTGAGTGCTTGGCTTTATTGCATAAAACAATGCATTTGACCAATCTATATCAAAAGTATATTTCGAATTATGTTGCTTTTGTGCTGTATCATTCAATACTCTTCTGATGTCTTGAAGTGATAATGAATTTTCTTTAAAAGTTGATTTGAACATTTGAAGCGTAAATGAATTTAATTCAGAAATTGAAAGATTTTTATCTCCAGATTTTACACTTCTTTTAGATATTCCATTATGTTCAAATAATTTATCTACAAACTTTTTCGATAGCATATTGAGTGATTTTTTAGTAATATCTTTTGTGACTCCAGTAATACATGAATAGTCAAATCTATCTGCAGTGTTGTATGAATAAAGTCCTGCGTTTTGCGATAATAGATTTGCATTTTTCATATATCCTAAAAATGTAATATAAATATTATGTGATTTTAATCTGCCCTCTTCTGTATCTTTAAGCATTACTATTGCTATTTGAAGTGCATAGTTATTTTCATATTTTCCTGGTTGTGATGGTTCTCTATAGGCATGTGCGTTGAAGTCATAAAATTTTGCATCTTCTGATGTTATTTGTCTTACATATTTCACAGTAAGATTATTTAATTCTTTAATAATATCTTTAATATCTACTTTTACTGACATTTGTTTTCCTTATAATAAGTTTTTTAATACGTGATAATTTGATGCTTTATCTCGTGATTGAAATGTTGGACATACTTGATTCCATGAGCAGTACATGCTGCATTTTGCTGGACGTTTATGTTTATCCTTTCCGTACTCCCATATATTACATTCAGGAATTGAATCTGGATCTTTGATCCAATATTCAATATTGTTTGTAATATCTAAAAGTTTTTGCTCAGTATCGTGCCATGACCATAATTTATCTGTCACATCAATAATTGAATATATTGGAGATTTGATTGATTTGCCTTGCTTATTTATTGCAAATAGAAAGAACTCATTATAATCCTGAAATAGATATTTATAGATTGACATATTAGAAATATATGATTGCTTTTTGATTGAATTATCATAACCTCGTTGGTTCAACAGCTTGAAGTCATAGATATACTTGTTATCTTCGTCTGAGGCATCAATTTCTCCTGATACTGACCAATTATTACCTAGAGTAATTTCGCGTCTAATAGCATACTTAAATTGATTATTTTCGCTAAGTATTGAATCTATTCCTAACTGAAATATTGAACCAAGAGTTGATTCATTAAAATTGTCTTCTTTGCTGATATCTCCATGTTGATATCTAAGATATAACTGCATTGGTTCAAGATTGAACGATGAAGCTGAAATATGTCTCTGTTTTGGTTTTAGTGAACCACTATAAGTAGTTTTTTTCAATATAGTCTTCAATAATTTCTCGTGCTTCATTTTCTTCCTTTATTTCGTATTCAAACATTTCATATAAAAGATATTCATTATCTTGTTCTTTAGATTTATTTATTAATGTTAATATATTAAAATAATTATCAGAATATATTTTGCAATTAATTGATGGTGCTATAAATATAAGATAATCATTTTCATCTTCTTGTAAAAATAAATGCAAATGTGTTTTATTTTCTTCCCAGCATAGCATTACATATTTAGTTCCAGTTTTCTCTAAGATATTGTCTTGTTTCATTATTAAGTTCCATCACTTCATACGTCCAATCATTTTCTGATATGCTATTTTCATTAATATCTTTTTGTTTTTCAAAATTTACAAGTTCAATAGCATTAAATAAATTATATCCTGTTAAATTGTTTATATTGTCATATACAATATTATTTATTTTTTCTATTCTTTTATGTATTAATTTACTATCATTATTGTCTTTATTCCATTTTATTATTCCATAAATTTCTTTCTTATCTTTATAATATGCAATAACTATATATTCTTTCATGTTTAATCCAATAATGATTTTGATTTATATTTCTGAACCTGTTTCGTGAAATTAATTTCTTTAAGTCTTTGGTCTTTAAATAAGATATTTGCAGTATCAGGGTGTTTAAAAAAATATTCCATAGTTTCTGTAATCATTTTAAGATATGATCCAACAAACTGATGTGTTTCTTCAGTGTATTGCTTTACAAAAGATTTAGTTTCTGCTGGATATAACTTAAGATGTTTTCCAGTTTTTTCAGATATTTCACCACCTGATTGTTCTTTTATATAAGTAATTTCTATACCACCTACATTGGCTCCAGATTCTTGAAGACAATATGCATAAACATATGTTTGTAAGATATGTGCATAATCTGCACTTTTCTTCATTGATTTTGCAGATATTGTCTTGAAATCTCCTACAATAGTTGAACCAACTGCTGGAAGATATTGGTTTTCATCGTCTTGTTCCCATTCTTGAAATATACGAGTATAATCAACTTGTCCTTTAATTGCTACATGCTCTGATAGTTGATTTGTAACATAAAATTCTGATCTGTCTGGGTTATATGAATCAATCCATGTTACTAATGAATCCCACATGTCTGGATATGTATCTAATATGCGTTGTCTATCTATTGGTTCAACGTCTTCTAATTCTAGAAGTCTATGTTCTTCTTGAAGCAGATAATTATTCATTTCTAAATAATCATCTTCTTGAAGTATGCCATTTGAAATATATTGCTGCGCAAGCCAATGGATCATTGTACCTCGAATTGAGACTGTATTGCCTTCAAATTTATCCTCTTTCATGAATTGCTGTCTGAACCACAAATGAGGTCTAGCTGCAGCGTCATCCAATGTGACTTCCTGAGAAGATGCTCCTCCAAAGTCCTTTACTCCAGATGGGGATATTACAAAGATATTCTCTTGAAATTGTGGAGAGTTGTATCCGTAATCTAGTTTAGTCATATTGGTTCCTTTAGTTATATCCTATAGTTCTGTTTATATAAAACATTTCATGTGTTCGTACATTCATGTCTTCAAGATCTTCACCTATTCTAATGAAATCATATTTCTCTTTTACTTCATTTAGCTTGTGCATAAAATCTTCCCAAGCTTGAATTTCTTTAAATGAGTCGTACCATTTGAAGCCACAGAATCTCCATACATTTTCAACGTCTTCATCTTTATGCCAATTATCTTTAAGGTCTTGCTTTAATTCGTCTGGCAATAAAAAATATGCCTTCTGTGGTAGATATATTGCTCCGTCACTTCTATATCCCATGCCCATTTTCTCCTGTATATTTTTCTAAGTGATTTCTAATATCTTTATCTAGCTGTTCTATGCAATTAATTCGCAATTTATATTTGTCTATATTTTGTTGAGTTTTTTGCTGAAGTTTTTCTGGATAATAATATTTATATAATTCGTTCCATATTGCAAAATTATTGCTATTATTTAATTCTTTATGTTTAAATTCTAAAAGTATTAACATTGCTTTGTTTTCAATGTCTGATCTTGCTATTTCATATTCAATTGTCATCTTCTTATCATAATTAATATGAAATGAATGTGATTTACAAATTTTTATAAAATTGAATAACAATTCATTTCTTCCATTAAAATATAAATAATCAGAATTTTTTGTTATTTTAACAATTTCATCATATGAATATGCTGTGTTATCTTCAAATAAAACAAATAATACATTTTCTTGTAATCTTTTATAAGTTCCTGTTATTTTTTCTGGTAATTCTTTTTGTGTTTTTTCTTTAAATTTTTTAAATGCTAATGTTAGCAATCTGTATATATATTCAAAAGTTTTTTGTTCTTCTTTCGTTAATTCATCTATTGAATATATGTATCTAAATTCATAGTATTTCGATTTGTAATTTATTTGAACTAAATCTCTAATTACTTCTTCTAAATCTTTAACATATTCTAGACTATTAATTTTTGCATATTGAGCTTTAAATTGAAATTCATTAAGTAAATGTTCTTGTTTGATTTTTGACATAATTTTCCTTATTAATAAAATATCAAAGCACAATTAAGTGCTTTGAGTTATGGTAGGATTATATTGGTTCCACCATAAAGTTTTGTATCAATTGCTCGTCCATCTGATGGAGATAACCAAAATGTAGTAAGCTTTTTTAGTTTTTGATGTTTTTCCCAGTATCTTTCAATATCTGAATGATTATCAGAGAATGAAATATAAATATATTTTGATACATCATTTGAGGCAAGATATGAATCAATTTCTTTGAATACATATTTGTGACTGGTTCCTCCGTCGCATGAACGAGTTGCTAATGCGCTAGTAAAATTTACATCATCAGTAATATCATTTGTAGATTCAAGATGATACACAACTGTATCTACATCATGCATAATTACATGAATTGAAGCAATTGATTTTTTATTCTGCTTAATCATTCCGAGTACTTTTTGTAAGTCTTCAGTTTGAATTGAACCAGATTGGTCAATGCTTAAAATCAATGAAATTTTACTGTCTTCATTAACTGTAGTTGGTGCTTTGAAGTGATGTCTATATGTTGTACTAAGATTTTTCCATGACTGGTAATAGTCTTTAGTTTTATAATATACTTCACGTTTGAATGCACCTTTAAGTTTTGTGAACCAAGATACGTCTACTTTGACTTCATCAAATTCAGCTTTAAATCTTGCTCCTGCAGTAGTTCCTTTTGCATGAGTTGCAATAGTGTCCATAATGCTGTTTGCAATAGATGAAAATGTTGTATCTGATGATTGTCCTGAAATGTTTTCATTTTTTCCAATAAAGAATTTCTTCTTTGGAACTACATATTTATATGAATTTAATTCTTGAATATCAAAATCTTTATATGACTTTTTAATTTTAGCTTTTGATATATTATATTCTTCAATTAATTCTTTTAACACTTTAATTGGATCAGCTGAATTAAATCTTGTATCAATAATTTCTTCAATATCATTCCAGAATGATTTAAATGGAGAATCTTCAAAGAAAGCTTTCAATGAATTATTTACTGCGATATCATTTGCAATAGAAATTAATGAATGTGGATCAGCTGCTTTCATGCAATGTTTTAGCATCATTGAATGATGTGTCGTTGTATAATGTAGTCTTAGAATATGCTGAAGTTGAACCATATATTTGAAAGAGAAATATAATGGATATTTATCTGCAAATTTCTTGATAGATTTTAAATCTTTATCAGTATTGTATTTGAATACAAATAGAACTTCATCTGGCTTTGAATTGATAATTGTAGAATAAAAAATGCTATCAAGTGCTTCTAGTGATAATTTCTTTTCTAGCTTGACTGAGTCATCTTGTTCAAATTTGAATGTAATTGGAAGTTTGAGAAAGATTCCTGTACTTAGGAAATTTGTTTTATTTAGTCCAATGATTTGGTTCATATGGACAACCATGTTCTTAAGGATTGTTTTTTCGAGTTGTTTTTTCATTGAGTTACTCCTGTGTATTATTCAATGTGATTGGCTCATATTGAGCACCTAGGCAATAGTAATTATATCTAAATACTGTATATGCCTACCTTATTAAAGGGTTTATGATTAGTTTGTAAGATATTCAAAAGATAATTTAAGCAATGTATCTTTGTCTTTAATTTCAATTGAATCGAATATTTCTTGATCTTTCTTCTTCAACTTTGATTTCATTGGTTGCTCTATGAATTTTGACAAGAATGCTTCTTGTCCTAATGTGATACTATCTCCTTTTTCAATTGCTTGATATTTCGTATAAATATTTGCCATTAAGAATCCAACAAATGATTCTTCAGATTTATTTTCTTCTATTAAATTTACAAGATATTGAACATCATCAACATCAATAATGTAATTGAAAATATATTGGTAAAGAATTTGATCCAATATGTTCAAATCTTCAATATCAATAATTTCTTTTTGCTTTACAATTTTAGAGAAATCAATTTTAGATACATACTGAACATGTCTAGTAAGTTCATTTACAGCTTCTTTAGATACATATTGCTTAGCAATAATATTGATATTTCCAATAATGAATTTTTCATCATCAAGTACTTTAAATTGATTTGATAATGCTTCCCATGAACGTGCAGTACCAAATGGATCAGTAACAGATTCTTGTTCATTCAAATATTGAGGATTTGACTTTAAGAATGATGAAATAAAGTGATGATAGAATCTACCTGAAGTCTGCATCCAATATTCATGTGATGGATTGAAATTTAGAAATGCAAGACGATTGATAATTGGAGAATCCATGCCTTCGAATCCTGCCTCATCAGAATCATTTGAAGTAGCTACAACAGCTACATTATCATTAAGCTTATATTGCTTTAGCTGACGCTCTAAAAGAAGCTCATAGAGAGCTGATTTAGTTGCTTGAGGCATTCTATGCAAATCATCCAATAGAATGATTGTAGGTCTTTCTGTCTGCTCAGTAATATAATTTGCTTGATAGATAACTTCTGGAACAGACCATTCAGTAACTTTAGACTCTGTAGTTCCAACTGAGGAATATTTATCCATTGAATTATCAATTTTAAAATCTGGAATTCCACTAGCCTGTTCAAGCGACAAAGATGCAGCAGAAATATTGATAAGATTATAATTTTTGTCTTTAGTGATTTGGCGTACAGTTGATGTTTTGCCTACTCCTGGAGGTCCCATTAAAACCACTGGTGCTGTAAGATAATTTGGATTGAATTGAGATTCAATATTACTTTGAATTAATTTTAGTGTTGTATTCATTTGTGTAATCCTTTAATTGATATGTGTGTTGTATTTGTTTTGGTTCTGGGTGAACTGCGATATATTTTCCATCTGGCGCTATTTGTATTTCTCCTGAACCAACATAATGGCCATCTGGTGCAAGTTGAGGTGTTCCATCAACGTATGTCCCGTCTGGTGCCATCTGGATATCTGCATAAATTGATGCTGTAGATAATAATAATATTAAAATGTATTTCATTTGGTTCTCCATAGGCTTGTTATAACTACTAATCCAGTAGAATTATAAATTGATGATTGTGCTACTATTTTAATGTCATATCCTGATGATATCCATGTCCTTATAAGTTTTTGTGTTATATTTGGTGGTTCAGCTATACATATAAATTCTGTCATTTATCTTTTCTTTTCTTTGTTTATAAATGTTGATACTTTTGGATAATCTTCATCTTTAATAAAAGTGAAAATTGACTTAAATAACGTTGTGATACGATTTATATAATTTAATTGTTTCATTTTTGATACTTTTTAGAGATTAGATCAAGATATTTCTGAGGCGTAGCTTTGATTATTTCTTCGGCTAACCATTGAATTTGAAAGTAAGCAGCTCCTGAATCCCTAAGTTTTAAATAATTTGATAATGCTCTGAGATTCATTGTAAATACTAAGTCTACCTTCCAATTATCTGTAACGATCCATTTAAAACTATCTCCGACGTTTCTTTTTTGCTTGTTTGATTCAAGTGTTTTGAAAACTTCAGATTGTGATATATCATCTAAAGATATATTTGAAAGTGATTTTATATATTCTAAATTATCTTTTGATAATGAAATTTTCATAAATTCTTCAGAACCAAGCTTTTCATCTTGCATGCTAAGCTTTTCATAAAGATGTCTAGTTTCTAAATCTTCGGCTTCTCCAGAAACTACAAATATATCTAATTCTCTCATTAGAGATTCAAAGTTATTATAGTTTCCATTGCAAGCTATAAAAGCATTAATCACGCTACTCATAGTATATCTAGTACTTTGAACAGTTAGTGATTGAATGCGATGTCTTGCATGCTCTTGAAGTACCCCTCTGCTGGTTCCTTTGACAAGATATTGCAGATTGATATGTTCAAGTACACTATCGTGATGATATACATGAGCTAATTGAGTAAGCAAATCTGAGGATTCAATATCTTTAAGATAATTTATATTCTCTATAGTTATCTCGGGATATTTGCCAGTATCCTCTGAATTCAAGAATTTATTCAGCTGTATAATTTCACTATTTTCACTTTTATCAAAACTATTATATGCTGTACGTCCTGCAAGTTCTGCTACTCCTAAACCACTCTCATTCATTAAATAAACATGTGGTTTTTTATATTCTATTCCTGCTATTGTTTCTGTCATTAGATATCCTTTTCTTGTGTTGCTTTGATAAGTTCTTCTTTCGAACCAAATAATTCATCTTCATAAAATATAAATTTTGATCTAAATATTCCTTCTGGCTCTGAACCAACATTATATAAAGTACTTACAACTAAATCTCTTTCGGTTCTAATATCTATACTTATTGATTTAATGGCTCTTTTATTTAATCTTCCATTATGCATAATGAAAACCTCATCACCTACATTAAATTTAGTTTCTATATTCATTTGTTTTTTCTCCTGATTTCTTGTAGTAATCTCAAATCTGAATCAATTTTATCTTGTAATTTAGTATTCTTGATTCTAAGTTCATGAATTTGCTCATTAAGTTTATCTGTTTTAGTTGAAAAGTAACTACTTGTAAATGAAGCCATTGTCAATATTCCAATAAAAAATCCTGATATGAATGCGCCAATTAATAGTGTTGATAATTTAAATTCTAATTTAATCATGTTACATCTCTTTTATATAATACATATGTAATAGTAGGTAAAAATAATGTTGAAATCATTCCTCTAAATTTTATTGCAGATAATTCATAAGTAATAAATATTTCTATTAAAAGACCAAATAGCATTAAAATCGATATAAATGAAGCTATTGTTATCATTGTATATAAAAAACTACTATCTGCCCATTCTTCAAAATCTTTCATTTTAGTTCTCCTTACAATTTTGCCAAACTGTTTTATAATCTTCGATAAGGTCTTTTAAGAGTAATACTGCTTGTTTTGTATTAAACTTAAAGATTACAAAATATAGAAACATGATAATTGCTAACGCCATCCAAACTATTGTAAGTATTAGTCTTAGTATTATTTCAAACATTTTAATCCTCCAGCTTATCTCTCAAAGCTACTAAATCTTGTGGAGCTTCTTCATCAGGTACATAGACTATATTGTCAAATCTTGCACCATTTCTTAAACCACTGTTTGAAAAGAAAACACATTTATTTTTACTATCGTAAAAATAATAACCTCTAAAAAAGTTTTGTTCATTGTCCCAACATTTAATTACGTCTTTATCTTGTAAAGGTTTTTTAGGTGGTTTAATAGATACTTCATCAAAGAATAAGTCGGGTGCTTTGTCAGTAATTAGTTTGCGTCCATCTTTGGTAAAGTATTCGCCTTTGTCATTACCATTTTTAAAAACACATAAAATAAAAACAGTTTCTGGTTCTACTTCTATTACTTTTCCCCATTCTTGCAGTGAGTAGCTAAATACTCTATCGCCTACTTTAAATTGTGTTTTCATCTTTCTATCCTTAATAAGTAATTAAGAAAGCTGAAAACAGTGTAGAAATTATTCCAACCGTCACAACTCCTTTACCTCGTTCTACATTGTCGTCTTCAGTTATATCAGTATATATCAGCATTGCAGGTATTATTGCTGAAATGATACCTATCCAATTATAAATGTTCATTTTATCCTCTCTTCTTATTTCTCATAGCTATTAGTTTTACGGTTTTCTTTTTCTATTTCTAAATATAGTTCACTGATTATTATATACCCTTTAGGTATATCAATATAACTGCCATACTTATAATTATTAGGCATCCATAGCCTTACTGGTTCTTTAAAATTATCAGTAAGTATTTTGAGTTCTTTTTCTATATAATATTCCATTATATATCCACAGTTTTTTCCCATTTCGCACATATCATTTGGTGAATAAATATTGCAAATCCAAGTTAAATCCTCTATAAGTTTTATGTTAGTTAATGTTATTATTTTCATCACTTATCCTTTAATATTATAAGTTATTAATGCTGTTCCAAGTATTGCACATATTGTAGAAATAGTTATAGTACCCTTTCCGCGTTCAGTATATTCATGTTCTGTTATGTCTATATATACCATTAATATAGGTACTACCATTATTATTAAACCTAGTAATTTATACAATGTCATTATTTATCCTTTATAAGCAATGATGCAACAATCTTTACTTTCTTTAAAATCAATTGGTGCATTAAATATTAATACTAAATCTTTTTCTAATTCCATACTTTCAGATATATCTTTAAGATTAATTTTTATTTCTGTATACTTAGAAAGCAGGTTTGAATCTGCCCTATAATAAGCTATACAATTTTTTATGTAATTAAATTTTAATTGTATTCCACCAATAATACTTCGTAATTCTTGTTCTTTGTTCATCATTTGTTCTTTATTCATCATTTATTCTTTAGTGCTTTAGTTTTATTTTCTTCGAAATGTTCGTTTTCTATTGCATATGGATTATTGAATAATTCAGTAGGAAGAACTTTATCTCCCTACCATTTTTTCTAAATATCTACAATTCATTAATAATCCTTATCCTGTATAAATTTCTTCTATAGTTACATAAACATATTCACCCATATTCTCTTTACAATGGTTAATAGCTTCCTGTTTGATATCAAATTTCATTGCTGCGGATACATACATCTCTGAACAATCTTCATCAAAATCATCATAACAGTTACCTGTATAGAACATATTACTTTCACAGAACTTAATTACATAAAATACATTCATTAATAATCCTTGTCTATTAATTTGCACCAACCTTCATTCTTAGACTGTTTAAAGATTGGGTTACTATATTGACCAGATATTCTTTCTTCTAGTGTAGCTATTTCATTTGTTTTAGCTATGTCAAGCTCTTCATCAATATCAGATCTCCAAGCCATACATTTTCCAGCTTTACAAGCACCTTGATATATAGGGCAAAACAAAGTTTCTGCTTCATCAACTGTCATTGTTTTCTCCTATAATTGCTTTGGCTGCTACCATAGATGCTAACTGTACTGCGGCTTCTGTTCGTTCATATAGTCTCATTTTATTATCCTTTTTAATAAATGTCTAATAATTCTTGAGGGTTTATTGCCCAGCCTAAATCATTTAATTTCTTGCTAACTAGTTTAAGTGTTTTAGCTGCTGTTTCAATACTGCATTGACCTTGATCTAATTGTTCTAAAGCAAATTCCCAATCAGTTCTCATTTTATGTTCATATTCTGCATCTTTTCTTGCTTCTAAATTTCTTTCATAAGCTAATTCTTCTTGAATATTCATCTTGGTTCCTTAATATTAAATTAATGAACCATCCGAAGATGGCTCAATGATTTTATTTTTAATTGTACGACTTATGGATCTAGTCCTGCGTTAAAAATTATTTGCTCAGGTATACTGCTTAGAGCTTCAGTCCATCTATTCTGGAGTCAAATTATGCGCCATATAAGGCAAACGATAGGACTTACGTGTCAAGCACTGCCCGAACATTACAATTCTCTGATTTTTTTTAATATATTAATTGAATTTTCATAAGATTTTACTAGCATATTATTATGCTGTCTATATGGATTATTTTTCTCATTAAGTATTTTTGTTTCAAAATGATCTATTGAGTTTTCTGTATTGAAAGTCAATAGATGATGTACTCTATCGCATTCTCCATATCTTGAACCACCTGCTATTATGTTTTGTTCCAATGAACCAAGTCCATGTTTTCTGAGTGCATTAATTAATGATTGTGCTTTTGATTTAGTTGTCACTTTGTATAGATCATGCTTATTGAATTTAATCATGTTGGTTCCTATTGATGTTTTTCTCTGTCTCAATTTGAAGTTCAGTAATTTCTTCGAATGATGCTCTAACTCCACGTTTTTTCTCATACATTGGATCCAATGCCATTGACAGCTCTTCACGTTTTCTTTTTTGGTCATCTAAGAATTTTTTGGTTTTGATGATATCTTTTTCTTGGACCAATACATTTGCGATTCTCATTGTTCCTGCAGTTGCTTTAATATAATCATTGTATGTGTAATAGTACTTACGCACCCATGCTTTTATTGATGGTACAGTTACCATATATTCTAATGCAATTAATTGATAAATTTTTGCTATTGCTTCTCTATGTTCTTTTTCAGAAACATATCTATTTAGCTTTCTTGCTTCTTTTAGAAACTTTTCTACTGCTTGACATTTACTTGGTACATCGTAGTGAAATACTGATCCGTCTATTGTTCCATGCTTGCTCATTTGTTATCCTTTAGTTTAAATTGTATTGTTTAAGAACTTCTTCTTTTGCTTTAGCTTTTGTTTTTTCCAGCTCTTTTTCAAGATTTGCAATTTTTACTAGCAAGTCCTTTAATGTTTTTGTTTCTTTTTGTTTTGGTTTGATTTGATTTTTCCAGTAATGATAAAATGTTGAATCGATACCTAATTCATTAAAGAATTTTTCTTTTGACATATTACTGCTATTGCAAGCTTCAATTATTTTCTCTTTAAGTTTGTTTGACCATTTGGTTCTTTTATATCCTAAAAGAATTGACTTTTCTCTTTCTTCCTCAACTAAAATTTTTAAGTTATCTATTACTTGCTGTTCATTTAACATTTTTGATGTCCTTTGTTTTTATATTGTTTAATTAGCTCTGATTCATCTTCCCATGAACCTGTACTTAAGATTTGGTTTTGTCTTAATGTATAAAACCTATTCTTCGCATATTGTTGTCTTGAATAAACATAATCTGGTTGATATGTTTTTAATGAAAATATGAAGTTTAGATTATTAAGATAGTCTTGAATTTGAACAAGAGAAAAATTTGTTATATCATTCATTGTAATTGATAATATTTCTCTTGCTAATTTAGCATTTTCCAATGAACCATATTGCTTTATTTCATATAACTCTTTTGCATTACGAAGATTTTCTTTGGTTCGTTCTCTTGTCCTGCATGCAGTGCACCATTTATCTCCATAATATTTTCCAAGTACTTTTCCTGCATTTGGACAACCTGAACGTGGTTTAACTACTGCATTATTCTTTGAACCACATTTTTCACAAGTAAATCGCTTAATAGTACGTGCATTAATTCCTGGAAGATATGAGAATCCACTAATATTTGATTTTCTTGTCTGTCCATTAGAATGTCGTACTTCGTCCTGACATTTAACTGGTTTATTATTTTGTAGAAATTAATATATCATCTCTTGATCTGTCATGATATGTTCCTATTATAATATTCTTCATATTGAAATATTTTAACAACACTATTAATAAAGTCTTCATCAATCGGAAGATCTTTATAAGTGTGCTTTAAAATAAAAACTATTTTACTATTTGGTTCATTATTTAAATGAAGTTTATATATCTTGAAAAATATATCATTAAAGCTTTCCATATTGAATCCTTTATGCATATTGATAATATCGTGAACCAACATCATATTGTTGTGACTGTTTTAAAGCTGTTTCTAGGCATTTTGAATGTAATAATGCATTCTTTTCCTCGAGTGTTTCAACTTTCTCTTGTAGGGCTTTATTTTTAATCTGAAGATGTTGTATATAACTATGCAAGTCTTCAATTTCTTTTACTGAAAATATTACATCATTATATTTGTGGTTCCAGATTATATTATTTAAAGTCTTTTTCCAATTGACTGATTGTGTCTTCTGCATTTCCTCTCCATTCTATAATTTTATATTCATAATGAATATCGTCTAGATTAAGACCATGATTATTTTTCATGTATTCAAGTAAATCCTGTTTATCTTGATTTACTTTATCAATACAATTAAAATACGAGTCAATAAATAAATTTGATTTGTCAGTAGCTTTTTCAATTGATAGTTCAGAATCTTTACTATTTTTTAAAAATACTTTTGAGTTATCTAGTCCATTATCATCATTTTTTGAATAATAATGTAAATATATACAATATTTTTTCATTTATTGCCCGTTTAATTGATATGTTAAGAACTTGAATGCTTGAAAATCAATAATATTTTTATTTTCTGATTTGTCAATGTTTAGGATTGTTTGTTGCATTGACATCATTTCTGATTTAGTATTTTCAAATAATATTGTCAATACTAAATATTTAATTCTTACATCTTTAAATAATGCTATTATTGATCCTGATGCCCAATTAATATTTAATGACAGTATGTATTCTTGTGCTTCTATATGAGATTCTAAATTTTGTACATTAATATATAATGGATTTTTTTCAGATATATTGAATATGTCAATTGTTTTTTCATGTATATTATTCATCTATATACTCCAATAATGTTTCAGGCCAAATTTCATATGCTAAATTACTTGCCTCTGAATATTTTTTGTGTTGTTCTATTGCATTAATGCAATCTAGATAATTTCCTCTATATACCCTTTGCTTTACTCTATTTTTATGACTATCAACGAAATAATAAAATTGTTGATCATCTATCCTGTTATCTAATTTTTCTAAAAAAACATTATTTGTTTGACGTTTTGATTTTTCTAAATATAATTGAAAATCTTCTAAAAATATAACTCTTACAATATACTTCATTTTATACCTTTGTGCTTATAGTGTTCTTATAGTTTTTTTGCATTTTTCAAAACTTTGTCATTATAGGTTGGTACTTTTTTAAGTATATAAAGGATAGTCATCTTTGATGTTAAAATAGCCATGTTTTTCATGTATCTTTTGATGACATTCTCGACATAAAGAAGTTAACTCATCTAGTGGTTCATTTCCAAAATTTCTATAATGTAAATGATGTACTTCTGTAGCAATTGAACCACAAGATTGACAAGTATAATTATCTCTATGTAATACATCAAATCTTTTGCTTTTCCATTTTGCTGAATTGAGATATCTTTCTTTTTCGTTTTTATCTATTTGAAGTATAAAACTTGGTTCATATTCTTCTTCTCTGAAGTTAACTTCTTGTTTGGTCTGATCATTTATTTCTGGTAATTTGCTTATTAGCCATAGTAAAAAAAGTATTCCTAGTATCCATTCCATCTTTAGTCCTTTAATAATTTAACTATATCTATTCCAATGTCAGTCTTTGTTTTGAATATTGTATATGGCTTAGTGATTTTCTTTAATTTTCCTACGAATTTAATATTTTTGAATCGTTTGCTTTTTAATTGTTCAGCAAATTCATGATCGTTGATCCAAATGTGGTCAATTACTTCTACGCCATTTAACTTGATTTCAGTAAGTAAAGCTGACTTTTGATTGGTTCCATGCTGTATACCGTTCTTAATATATAAGGCTTCAAAAGTTAACTTTTTGCCTATTTTGTCCTTGTTATTAATATATCTTTGCGCTTCCATTCTATTCTCCTATGTCGCTATTTGCATAATAAATTTCTACTGCAAAAGCACCTATAGCTAATGCTAACATTATTGGTATCAATATAAACATTGATAGCGTAAAAGCAAGTAATATTGCTGATCCTAATATGAAGTATATAATTATTCTTGCCATTTTTTTATCCTCTTTCTATTCCGAATTCTTTGTATATATCATCAATTGATACTGCTTGTTCTTTTTTATCTGGTGTTTTTTCTTCCTGAGTACTTTCTTTTTCGTTCCCAAAAGTTGGGATGAATTTAAGTGGTGTGAAGAATAAATATAATGACATAACTGCAGATGCAACAGTTGCAACAACTGCGCCTCCAAATGATCCGGCGAACATTGCATTTAAAAAAAATAGACTTACTACATCTAATGTAGCATCAGAATAGCGTCCTCTGTTTAGTTTAGCAATAATGACTGCAAAGTTGAAAAATGCGATAATTCCTAAGAATGCGAAATCCATAATATACTCCTTGTGATTGAATTGTTCCGTACTTTCTTTTTACTCCAAAAAAAATAAAAGAATAAAGCTATAAATAGCCATATTCTTCTTGTAAAAAAAATAAACAGAATGGAACCTTGCGGCCCCATTCTTTATTTCAATACCATTGGAGAGCATTTAAACTCACTATCCATTGGTTCTACTTTTGCTTGTACTTCTTTCCATTCTGGTATCGCAGAAGCAGGAATATTTATACTTCTGAAATAATCTTGAAGTATATCTTTACGATTAGAATGAATTTTCTCGAGTTCTTTAGCATATGTCTCTCTAGCTAAATTTGCATACTCACAATCAACTATGATTGCATCGTGGATGTCTAGACACCACTCTGCTTCATCATATACTATATTACAAGTAGTGTCCATAACTCTACTATCTAGATGATGGATTAATGCTGTAGCTACATATCTACGAAATGCTTGGAGATTAGGAACTTTAATAGTGTCTGTATGGTGAATACGTCTGATGCTATTGGTTCTACTGTCAAATAAATCATATCTGATAGTCTTCTCGCCTCTATTGAAGAACTTATTGCACTCAACAGTGAACTTCTCTCCATAGATATTAAGCTCCATAGTAGGCTTCATCTGAGCATTATTAATCATAAAGTCCTTGAAGCTGTTTGCAACTGACATTTCTCCATTGATAAGTTCATCTGAGAATGCTAATGCTTCTTCAGGAGTATATGCTATTCCCATATCGTCCCACATAGCTTGAGGAGATGCTTGAGAGCCATATAGCTGACGCATAATAGTCTTGAACTGAACTCTATTCTTGATAGTCTTATGTCCCCATGCGTCACTAAGCTTGTTGCCTAACATATTACATCTATTCATATATGGCTTATGACCTAACAGAATGCCGTAGAAGCCTAAAATAGATGCAGACATATCTAATTCTATAGGTACTGACCATTTATAGTCTATACCTGCTTTAAATGCGTCTATATAGCCTTGAATGTCCTTATAGAGTCTAATTAACCAAATATACTCTGGTACTTCACTAATATCATCTACTTCTGGAAAAGTCTTATTCTGAAAACATTCTTTCCCAAACTCGAATTTGCCTTCGATAGTACCTTCTTTATATCCATTAAGTTCTGCAACGAATAGATACTTAGCTCTAAGACCTTCAACTGTAGCATTTTGTCTATTCTCTTCTGGAATTACAAGTAATGAACGCATAATCTTATATCCTACTGGATTGCCTATCTTATTCAAATAGCCTTGAATATTTCTGCCTCTGCTATCTGATTTTCTAGAACCTGAATTATATGTACCGTCAATATTGATATAAGTATCAACTACTTCTTTGCCTATTTCTCCATAATTAGACATATCATCACGAAGCTCTGGATACTTCTCTAGAGTCTTATTGATTCCATAATTGACTAATTCAACTACTTCATCATAGAATCTAATCATCATTGGGATATCGAACTGAAACTGAGTCTTAGATGCCTTAGTGAAGCCTTTGCGGTATAAGCCTGTATCTTTGATGTTGCCATTTATCTTAGTAAGTTTTGCGTCTTTTTCATCTACTTCAGTATTGCTAAGAACATACTTGTTCCACTTGAAGTGTTTGCGAATAGATGCAAGTTCTTCTTCAGTAACATAACTAAGAATCTTAGACTCGCTTAATCTAGCTTCTGACCAATTTCTATTAGGCTGAGTAGATACTTCAATATATCCATTCTCTGATAGAATTGACAATGCTATATTCATAAGCTTTGGTGACTTGATACGCTGTGCCCAATATGGTAAACTAATCGTACCTTTGGTTCCTTTAACTAGATATGCATTCCACATTGCGTCATACATTTTCTGAAGCTCTCTATATGCTCTAGCGTCTTTAGACTGCATATCTATAATGCGTGGCATAGTGTACTTTCCATTGAATAATTCTAATCTTTTCATGCTTGGTTCCTTATAATTAAAATAAAACAGTCCTTTCGGACTGCTTGCTAATCCGAGATTGTGAACTCTGAAGACTCGTTAAGTGCTTCCATTTTCTGAATCTCTGACTCTTGTTTCTTTGCTCTGCGTTGTGCTGACATTTCCCACTTGGCAACTCTATCTTTCAATACTTCTTTGCTTGGCACGATTTCAGTAAGATTCATCTTCATTGCAATAGACTGTAGCATATTGTGCAACTCTTCGATGTTGTCATCTTCCCATTTCTTAACTGCCTTAAGATGTGCTAATGCGCCTTCTCCATTGTCCTCAATTTCTTCTCTCATAAGAGTTCTGCTACCTTCTACATAGATACCGTCTTTATTGACATAATCAACTGAACCTAATGTATCATTTGCGATTTGTAACTCAATGAATGGTACTCCTGTAATTGCCTCATACTGCATTGCCATATCATCTGTGAATGCTGATGCGCTACCTGCAATGATTCCCATAAGTTTGTCTAAACCGATACCGAACTGAGAGATTGGAAATACACGAACTTGATACTTGGTTCCGTCTCTACCGATGAATGGAGTAATTGCAGTATTTAACTGAGCAATAATATTGTCTAGCTTGGCTACTTCTTCGCCTAAGATACTAAGCTTTGCCTGAGTGTTCATAAACTTCTCATTGCTGACTAAATCAAGACTTCTTGCTCTTTTCTCTGCTTTCATTTCAGCTACTCTTTTTGCTACTGCTTCTTCGAATGATGTTACTGGGTTATTCATATTTTAATTCCTTCTAAATTAATAAGCTCTAAGCTACAACGAACACAATTGGCTCAACTATAATATTCCAAATGGCGATTAACCAAAATCCCATATAGATTAAATACATCAGTAAGGGATGTTTATGATTTAGTTATGACGTTTAATGTTGTTTAAAATATTTCTTTTAAGTGCTCCTTCCATTTTTGCTCTATTCGATACCACGATACCTTATTTGGTTCTAATGCATTACTAAAGTTAAATGCATGTGTGATTGCTAGACTTAATAGCTGTTCTAGTACATAATTATCTTTATAGTCATATTCATAAAAATTTGAATGTAAATCTTCAAGATATTCTTTTATTGATGAGTATGGCCTAAATAGTGTCATATTTCTTTTTGCATCTACTGAGGATAGATTTATTATAAACTCGAAATATGCAGAATTATCATTTAGAAATTTTGTAAGTATTTCGTTTGCTTTATCTATTGTGCTCATTTGCTATTCCTTAGTGCTAAATGTAAACTATTTACTCTATCTATTAATGTTTTCATTGTATGTCCTTTTTATTTATATATATTGAATTTCTTTTCCCATAATTCATCTATCTCTGGCCAAGCTACTTCTGTATTTACAGGCCATAAGAATGCTTGAGAAATCATTTCAGAGAAATCTTCTTCAGGTGTTCTTCGTATCATTTCGTCTAATCTTTCTTCTGAGCCTATTAGTATTATGTACTCATCATATACATTATGCTCTTTGAGGAAGTCAACTAATGTTACTTTCAATGCATGTTTTAACATTGGTTCTCCTTATGCTGGTAGATATGAATTCATCTCTTTAATTTCGCTATAGTCATAGGTATTTAACTTGGTTCTATTGACTATATCGTATGCAACAATCTGTGGCTTAAACCATACTGTCTTGTTCATTGCATTTGCAACTGCATCTTCTAATGTGAAGAATGTTGATGATGCTACTATTTCATGGATTCTTGTTTTGTAATTGTCTTGAGTTGTTGGTTCAACTATGTAGATTATGACTGGTTCTGATTTAAACATTTTGTGTCCTTTATGTGATTATAGGTGGATTATAGGAATTGAACTTATTCCTTGTTGTTGATGTTGGTTCCGATATAGATTAAATATAAAATGCAGGGAAAATTATCCATTGAGATAATGCGTTCTCTCCTTATGTATCGTACTTTCATCTTCCAAAAAACGTGTATGTGTAGAAAAAAATAAATCACTTAGCAGGTTTCCCCACTAAGCAATTTCTTACGTCGATCATCTGACATTGTGTCTTCATATGGTTCATAACTATCCAAAACTTGTCCTTATAGGTTGAGGTATTTTGAAGAGCGTCGCCTATAGCGTAAGCTCTTCATCTTCTGATACAGAATATCTCTGCATTGCTTGTTCTGTCATACGCTTTGCGAAGTCTTTAGATTTGAAGTAATCTGCTTCAATATCCTTGATTGCTTGGTTCTCTGCTAGAGTTCTATGATGAACCAAATCTAGTTCTGATAAACCTATATCTAATGAAGTATTAATACCGTCTAGAATCTTATTGGTTGCTTCAGAGGATTTATTGATTGTGTTAACACCTGTCTTTGCTACTGCCTTTGCCACTTCTGCTGTAGCTAATGGTACTACTACTACTGTTTCTAAGATTGCTGATGTTGCTTGTTTTAATGTTGCCATAATGTTTGCCTTTTGATTTAAATTGATATAGCTATAAGGTAGCCACCCTCTTTGATATTTATTCTGCAGAAGAGCTACAGATGAATCCTACATAGATTAAATATATTATGCAGGAATATTTGGAATCTTTTGCGTGGTTCCATTATCGATAGGAGAAAGCTTCTTAGTCTTTGCTGGAGATGCAATTAGAATCCCTGTAAGAATTGAAGCGACTGATGAGCCTTGAAGCTTATACGTGGTTCCTGATAGCTGAACCAAATAGTTAGAGGCTTTAAGTGTGTCGATAGCTTCTGCTGGAGTAACGCCATTCTTGTAGTAATAAATTGCTACGGCTTGATGGACTTTGTCTCCCGCTACGGCTTTAATGAATTGTGGTTGTGGTTGTGCTGTTCTATACATAATGTATCCTTTAAGTTAATATTGTGAACCAAGTGAATGATTCTTCCGATACAGATTAAATAGCTTGTGTTGTTGTGGTTCCATTGAGATAGAGCTAAAGCTTTCGTTGAGGACGTGTAAAAAAAAGATAACTTAATCAAAGCACTTGACATTTCTATAAATTTTCGGTACCATACGTAATGCGTATAGCGATTACGTATGAAGGGTTTTTGAATAATAACTTTTAGTCAGGCTACCAACCTGTTCATCTTAGGCAACCTCCTGGTTGTCTGGCTAAGAGTTATATAAGGTAGAACAAGTTGGTAGCTGTCTCTCCTTCTCTTACAATTCAAATAACCAGGTCAATATGAATGTTTGTCTAAAAGATAAGCTTATGGAAAAGTATGGTAAACTTAAACTTATGGAATATAAATATATAGATACAGATAAATTATTTCTGCAGAATGGTATAAATATTATATATGGTGAAAAGTTTCAAGGCAAAACTGTATCTACACTTATGTATTTACAGCAAGAAGGCATTGAACCAATGCTTATAGATTTCGATAGGAATCCTAAGTATAAGAACCTAAACTATGTGCATCTTGTTGGTTCAAGTGATATGGTAAAAGATATTATTGAACATGAAGCTGTAGACAATGAAGAGCCTCCAGTTATAGTTGTTGATACACTAGATGGGTTGGTTCACGGAAAGTACATGACTGAAGAAGATGCGTCTAAAGTTGTTGTGGTCCTAAAAGAATTAGCTAAAGTATCTACTGTTATTCTATTGGCTCATGCTACGATACAACGTACTGCTGTTAGAAAGTCTGTGCATTTCAGAGGCAATGAGAAGATAGTAAATAGTGCAGATACTGTATATAAACTTATGGATACAACTTTATTTGTTGAGAAGAATAGAGGCTATGAAGGTGATCTTGAAATAGCTGAATGGATGAGGTAAAAAATAAACTGAGCAGACCTATCTGGTCCACTCATCTCCTGTTGCTACATTGATGTAGCCATCTCTATGGCAACTAAGTCTTGGGTCTTCTGATGGTAACAATACTGTTCCATCTGATAAGATTACTACTGGCATGATATATCCTTTAAATTAGATTGCTACAGTGGTCCCTCTCCTGTAGCACGAGGTCATGTCATACTCTTATATAGCGCAACATGCGACGCTTATTCCTATACAGATTCAATAGCTGAACCAGATAAGTTGCCACTGGAAATAATGGATGGTCTGAAGCTATAGGGGGGGGCGTACCCAAGAAGCTTTCTGCGGAAACGTGTAATAATACCTCTCTAACAAAAATATATATATTTCATTAATAATTTGATTCTGTTAGATAATGTTATATTCTTTCAGCTCTCATAAAATTATATAGTTTTTACACATGAGCAAACCTTAATTAAAACTTAATTCCATATCTAATAAAATTATATATTCAATGTATAGGATACATGAACCAAAGAAGCTATGGTATAATTCCAGAATATGCATATAAAGGATACATATGACAACAAGAAATAGGATAAGTGAATTTGATTTAGAGTCTATCAAAGATGAACCATGGCTTACAAATAAGCAGAGAGATTTGGTTCAGGCATTATTGAAGAATAATTATCATGTGAAGATGACAGGAATTGAGATGGGGATAAATCCTCGTACGGTCCAGCGAAGAGTGAAGGTGCTGAAGAAGAAGATACTTAAGATGCAAGTGGATGACTATATTCCTGAAGGTATGATAGCTACAGGGACCAGCACATACTATAGTGTTGATGAGGAGACTGGAGAGAAGAAAGAGAAGGGTCAATGGATCAAAACAAAGAGAAGTGAGCAGGATGAGCTTGAAGCTATAAAATATGTAACGAAGAAACTTGCCAAGAAAGTTGATGGGATAGCTGAACCAAAGAAGATTCCTGAATATACTGAAGATGGAATGCTTGTTGTGTATGTGACTACGGATATGCATCTTGGAGAATATGCATGGAAAGAGGAAACAGGGAAAGATGTAAATACAGAAAGTGTATATAATAATACATTGGGTGCTGCGACGTTATTGAATAAAACTACGCCAATGGCGAAGACAGCAATTGTATTGGATCTTGGAGATACACTTCATGCAAGCAATGATGCGAATAGAACCAAGAGCGGACATGAACTTGATGTGGACACAAGACATGCAAAAGTATTCAAGATGCTTGTGGACTTAAAGATCAAGATGATAGATATGGCACTTGAGAAACATGAGGAAGTAAGATATGTGATAGTCCCGGGAAACCATAGTGATTTAATAGGACACTATCTTGTTGCAATGCTTAGTGCGTATTATAGAAATGAACCAAGATTTAGTGTTGATGAAAGTGCAGCTATGCATAAGTACTATAAATTCGGAAAGACACTGCTAGGGTTCCACCATGGGCATGCGACAAAACTGCAGAGATTGCCAGAAGTAATGGTGTGGGATAGAAAGGAAGATATCAGCGATACGGACTATAGATACTGGCTCACAGGTCACGTGCATAAGGAAAAATTTATCGATAATCCGATAGCAAGTATGGAGAGTTTTAGAAACCTAACCCCCAACGATGCTTGGGCTCAGGGAAGCGGTTACAGAGGAATAAAACAAGCTGTAGCCATAACATATTCTGATAAATATGGTGAAATAGCTAGAAATACAGTATCAATTCAAGAAGTAATGGATAGTATTAACAATGGCTAGATTTACAACTGAGCAATGGATAAATAAAGCAAAGTCTGTCCACGGAGATAAATATGACTACAGCATATCAAAATATACACATTCAAAAGATAAGATATCTATATTGTGCTATATACATGGAGAGTTTAAGCAAGTCGCAGGACAACATTTAATTGGATACGGTTGCAAAAGATGTTCTGAAGAAGGACGAAGAACTAGTCATGATGATTATGTGAAAAAAGCAAAAAAAGCGCATGATAACAAGTATGAATATGTAAAGGATTCATACATAGGAGGAACACATAAAGTAAAAGTAATATGCCCAACGCATGGAGAATTTTCAGTAAGTGCAAAAGACCATTTGGCATTAAAAACTGGATGTAAAAAGTGTGCGTCAGAAAAACTTAGAAATACAACAAAGTATTTTATAGAAAAAGCAATTAAAGTTCATGGAGATACATACATATATGAAAACACTAAATACAGTAAATCGAATGAACATGTATGTATTACATGTAGAAAACATGGTGATTTTGAACAAATAGCTCAATATCATTTGCAAGGAGCTGGATGTCCATCGTGCAGTATTGAGTCAACTGGATGGACATATTCTAAGTGGAAAGAACAAGCTGAAAGATCTGCTAGATTTAATAGCTATAAAGTATATATACTTAAGTGTTATAACGATGATGAAGTTTTTTTTAAGGTAGGTAAAACATTTTTGACTGTAGCTCAAAGATATCAAGGCGCAACAAATATGCCTTATGAATACGAAGTAATAAAAGTAATAGAAGGATCAGCAAAACATATAAGTGAGCTTGAACATTCTATTCATAGTGCTAGTGCTGATTTTAGATATAATCCAAAAATATCTTTTGGTGGAGAAACAGAATGCTTTGACAAAGTAATAATTCCTGGGAGAAGCGAAGATACAGTTGTTGATAATCCTATATGCAGAATGGAAAGCTTTAGAAACTTGACATCCAATGATGCATGGGCTGCAGGAGCTGGATATCGTGGAGTAAAACAAGCAGTTGCAATTACATATTCAGATATGTATGGAGAGATAGCAAGAAACACAGTAAATATAGCGGAGGTGGAAAATGCTAAACGATGAGATAGATGACAGATATCCAGTGAAAAAGAAATAGAAAGGACAGGGGCATGGATAATAATATTAGATTAAGAATGTATCCACTTGATGAAATAAAAAGAGAGTCAGATATTGTACGAGAGG